GGCCTCGTCGAGCATGGCGTAGAGGTCGGAGCCGGTCGAGGCGGTCCAGGTGCCGGCGGAAACGTCGGCGGACGGTGCGGCCAGCTGCGGCGGCGGCGCGCTGTCGACCAGCTTGACGGCCCACAGCTTCTCGCCGAGCGAGTTGAGGAGGAAGGCGCACTTGTATTTCGTCGAATACTGGAAGCGGCCATAGGTGCCATTCGCTTGCGCCGACGACGGCGTGCCCGACAGGGTGAGCGTCGAGCTAACCCAAGTGTTCGTGTTCCAGCCGGTTACCGGTGGCGTGATGACTGTCAGGTTGGCGCCGCCGTTCCAGCACAAAATACGGTCGCCGTCCGGATCGTAGGCGACGCCGTGTCTCCCGCGCAATACCGTATTGTCCTGTGGTGCCTTGATGAAGTCTGTCGGGTTGTCCGGGTCGAAGTACAGCACATAGGCGTTGCCGTAGGCGCTGCTGGCCTGCGAACCGAGAAATACCACGAAGATGTCACGGGTCGAGTCGTAGACCATCTTCGAGTATTCTCCGATCGCATCGGTCCACGTGTCGAAGTGGTTGGTGTAGGCGCCCGTCGTCAGGTCGATGCTCTGCAGATAGCGGTGTGCGAAGTACCAGACCTTGTTGCGCCCCGGGTCGTAACACGCGCTGCCGTAGGATGCCTCGGCGCAATCGAGCGGCGTCGCGGTGACCCAGTCGTTCGTCGTGTCGGAGAAGCGGTAGCCGTAACCCGTGTTGGAACCCGCCCACTGAAACCCGCCCGGTGCCAGCACAAGGTCGCCGGCCGGGGTCGCGCAAAGCAGGTTGTAGTTATGGACTGCGTGCGGCCGGCCATCGGGCAGCAGCGAGTCGTCCGCGCCATTGGCCGTGAAGGTCGCGTTCGGCTCCTGAATCGACCCGGAGGGGTAGCCGCGGCGCGCCCACGCCGGATCGTTGGCTTCGAGGTCGACCGAATACATCTCGTTGCCGTAGTAGCTGGAGTGTCCGCCACCGCCCGCCCAGAAAATACCGTTGGTGTCGTCGAGCGCGCCGCCGTTCCAGTGATTCGCTACGTCTGTCAGGTCGTAGCCGTTTCGCCACGGAGCCGCGCTCGGGTAATTCGGATTGATCGCCGCGTCGTCGTTCGGGTCGACGTCGTTCGCCGTGTTGCTGCCGATTTGCGCCCACGTGTTGAGCGAGAGAGCAGTCAGCCAATCAAGCGCCATTACATAGCCTCGATCTCGTCTTCCTTGAAGTAACGGGATTCCTCGACGCCGTCACCATCGGTATCTGGCCAAACCACCTTGAACAGGCGGTCGCCTTCGACCGGGCAGATGCCTACTTCGGCGACCACCCCGATGATCGGGGCGGGCATGATTTGACGAACGGTGTCGCCGGCTTTGAAAAGGGACTTGGACATGCAGTTCTCCTTACAGGGATGCGGTGTAGCTGACGTTGAGTGTGTCGCCGTTGGCTACCGTCTTCGAGCCGCCTGTGAAGGCGCCGGCGGAGTACAGGACACCAGCCGTCGAGTCGATGGTATTGACCGCGCCCGCGCCGAACACGAGGAAGCAGCCGCCGACGGTGCCGGCAGAAGTAATGGCGAAGGACAGGGCGGCCGACAGCGCTTTGGCGCCGGCGGACGCGGCCGACCACGCGGCAGTCTTGCGTGTGCCAGAGTACGTCGGGGCGTTGGCATTACCGACTTCCAACCAGCCGGCGTGGGAAGCCATCGTGTCACCGATGGCTGCAGCGGATGCGTTGGTGTTGATCAGGCCGATGTACGGGCCGACGACGGTGTAGGCGGAGCCGGCAAGGAAGGTGTCCAGCGCGAGGTTCTTGCCGACGGTCGTGACAAGGTTGTCAATGGTGTCGGACCACTTCAGGACGCCGTCTTTGTCGAAGCACTCGACGGTGTAGTGGCCGTGCGCCTCTGCGGCCTCACGGATGCCGACGTTGGCGCTGACGGATACGCTGCCCGCGTCGAGGGCGTTGAGTTTTTCGCTGTGCTGCATAGTGCTTCTCCTAAGTTGTGGTTGCTTCCTTGGACACGGTCACTGCGCCGTACAGCAGCTTCGTAACCACACCAGAGGGGCTTTCAATCTCCAAGTCGTAGACGCCCTTACTGAAGGTCAGCGCGGCGGATTCGACTGCGGAAATGGTTAGGGTGAGGGTGCCATCCGTCGTGTTAACGGTGATACGCCCGTTGAGGGTGTCGAGGCGGAACAGCTCCGTACCGTCCAGCTTGTCCGTAATGGACATGCGGGCGATGTATCCGGTCAGGTCGAGCGGCGTGTTGTACTGGAGGATTCCGCCACTGATGTACGGGCGGAAGCCGGCCGCGTTGATCGCGTTGATCTCGATCGTGTTCGGGTCGATGACGGTGCAGGGTCGACGGTCGCTTTCGCGGACCTCGTTGGCCACCGCGTTCGCCTCGGTCATCCCCTTCATGTTGGTGATGGCGACCTTCCGGCCGCTGACCAGCCCGTGCCCCGGGACCGTCAGACGCAACGGGGCCGTCTGCAAGGCGGCAGTGATCGCCTTGTAGATTATCGGCGGCGCTTCCGGCAGTACGACCAGAGAAAAGGTCGAACCGCGGACGATCGTCAGGTCAAGGGCTTTGGTCATTATTTCTTAAACAGTCCTGTCGAGTTGGCGAGCGCGACGAAAGATGTAATGGCCGTTTGCAGCGGTCCCCACAGCGTCTCGAAGCTGAGCACTTTGTCCGTGGCAGCGCCATAAGCCGCCTCGACCGTGGCGCGCACGGCGGCGAGTTTGGCCGCACCTTGCCCCTTCATCGGGAATGCCGCTTCGACCGCTTTGATGGCGTCGATCAGCACGGGTAGAAGCAGCAGTACGGCTTTGATGATGGCGATGTAGTTCATGGTGTTCTCCTAAAAGGGGCAATTAACCGCGATTCCCGGTGTCAAATACGTCAGCATCGAGCTGTCGGTCAGCAGCTCGGCGGGATGGTTGAGCAACTCCTGTCCCTCCGGAGTTATCTCCGCCGTCGGAAACACGACGCACACCCACTTTGGTTGTGCTGACAGCAGTTGCAGACCCGTTGAACACGCAGTAGACGACAGCAGCGCCAGACAGCAGGCCAAGCAGCTGATCGTCCGTGAGACCGAAGTCGAGGCCGAACATGCGGGCCGTGGCGAGCGCGAAAGTGACGAGACCGCCCCATTTGTTGAGGAGCAGCTGCGCTTCTTTCCATGCAGTTGCATTGGCAATCTCCTTGCCCGGCTTCAGTGCTTCGAGAAAGTTAGTGACGATCATTCGACCTCCAGCCAAGTCTCAATGCCCAGTTCTGCGGCGTCATCGATTGAGTTGATAATCTGCGTCACCGTCGATGCGCTCTTGGCGACGCCGGTGGCCGTCTTGATCTGGCCAACGAGGATGCAGCCGTGCGAATCTTCGGCGGTGTTGCCGCCGTGGATGCGGATGCCGGTGAAGCCCGGCACATGCAAGACTTCCGGCAAGATGCGGCCGAAGCGCGGCGACTCGGAGGTGATCAGGCGGTACTTGCCGCGCGGAATCGCCGTCTTACCGAAGACCTTTGTGCTGTTTTCGTGCCCCGGCACATTCTCGAGAAAGCGATCCTCATCTTCGCAGGTATGGCAGAAGGCATGCCCCTCGAAGTGCATGCGCCCGGGGGTGAAGTTCTCACGGCCGTCGCGCTGAACGACTGCGCCACGAATGAGTTTGAAAGTCTGTTTCATTGCGCGTCATCCATCATTTTTCCGAACTTCTGTTCCGCCGTCCGTTCGAGCAGGAACAACAGGCGGGTCGCCATGTGCCCTGACACACCAGAGGCGGCGGCGCACAAGCCGGCCGGATGGTCATATGAGGCGAGGAACATGAATACCCACAATCCGACGATACCGCTGGTGAATACCTCGCCGACAAGCTCGAGGAGGTTGAAAGCACGGGTGTGACCAGTCTTGACGCGGGCGTACCAGTTGATGAATCCGCCGCCGAGCGGCATCAGGAGGGCAAGTGCCCATGTTGCGGCTGACCAGTTAGCCGGGTCTTTATCAGGCATCACAGGCCCCCATAAGTGATTTCGCGGTTCTTGTGCTTGTAGCGTTCCCACTCTGCCCGCGCCATGGCGCAATAGGACTCGAAGAGGGTCTTGTATTCCTCGGCGCGACCCCGGTCGAATGTCTCGGCATCGGCCTTGCGGTAAGCGAGGCTCTGCATCCACAGACAGAGGTGCATGTGGTGTTCTTCGCCGACCTCGTCGAAAGCGAAGTCCATGTCCGGGTCGTTCAGGTCGATCGTGTCCGCCGGTAGGCGGTAGACGAAGAGCTGGGCGGTGTCGTCCGCAAGGGGCACTTGCACCCACTTGGCGACGTTGCGCTGGGCGCCGATAATCATGTAGCGCACCGGACCGGGTGTGCTGTCGAGGTACAGCGGGCGCATGCGGCCGTAGTCGTTGTCCCGCTGGAACGTCATGTTGGTCTGGTTGATGACTTCGATCCTGCCCTCGTCGGACAATCGATATGCCTCCATGACGCGCAAGATGCGCGCGTCCATCGGAGACGTGGCCTCTCCCGCGGAAATGGCAACGCGGGAGAGGTCAGAGGTGAAATCGGCAATGCCGCCCGTGAGCCGTACGAACATGCGATACGCGTCGTTCATATAGCGAACGACGTCCGTGTCCGACCACAGATACGGTTTTGCCGTATCCACCATGTCGGAGCGGAACTGGTCGTAAAGCTCTTGGGCAGTCATTTAGGAGTTCTGCTCTTCGCGGTAGACAGTCCAGAGTTCTTCAACTTCCTTCTTGTCCACTTCGAAATCTTCGATGACCTTCTTCAGGGCGGTGACGGACGGGGCGCCTTGGCCGGTGAAGTCACCGCGATGGTTGCGTTCCTGCAGGAACTTGAACGCCTTGATCAAGGCCTCGCGGCGCTCGTCGGGGGTCAGTTCCGGTTTTTTCTGTACCTCTTCGCCGAGGACATCGACTGCTTCGTCCATCGAGACTGCGCCGATCATCGTGACTTCCTTGCGGCAGACGGGCGGCACGTAGACCGGCTCGTTCTTGACGAAGTTGATGATGTGGCCGCTGGTCGAGCGGTGCGTGTAGTTCCGGTTCAGAACAAATTCAGACATTTGGTATTTCTCCAGAGGTTGAAGGACGGGGCCGAAGCCCCGTCAGGTCACTGCTTAAACAGCGCAGACTTCGTCTTGGCGACCGTCGATGGTGTATTGCACGCGGAGGCGTGCCTTACCGGCGGTAGCCGTGGCTGTCAGGCCGGCAGTCGTGATGCGGACGTTCTGGCCGCCGTTGGAGACCAACGGCTTGGTCAGGAGCAGCGCAGTACGCGAACCGGCAGCAGCAGCGTCCAGATCGGTCGAAGCCAGCAGGGCCGCGGCGTCGCCGGCAACGCCGACGGTGATCGTTGCGCCGGCGCCGATACCGACAAACGCGGTCTCGACGATCAGCTCGCCGCCGACGACCACTGCGCCCAAAGGCATCGGAATCGCATCGAAGACCACGCCGGTACCGGCGGTCAGGCCGGGTTCGTTGGGATCAGTCGAGTTGGCGACGGTAGCGCCCATGGTCTTCTTGACGCCATCCACCGAGTCGACGACCCACTGGTTGAACGACCAGACGAATTCGGCGACGGAAGGCTTCTGCGCGCCACGAGTTGCTTTGAGTTGGGACATGATCAGCCCTCCTTATTGAGCGACGTAGATGGAGACCACACCGAAGTCTTCGGTGGTGCCGCCGCTGTACTGGCTGTAGAACTGCGGCTTCTTGAAGCCGATGATCTTGCCGGTCGAGATACCCTGTTGGTTCTCGTAGTCGAAGCCCTTCTCGACCCATTCCGGATTGCCGAGGTCGGCCATGCCCAGAGCCTGCGCGCCGCAGATCAGGATCTGACAACCGTCGACCAGACCGCCAGCACCCCACTTGGAGCCGGAGGCTGCCAGACGGGTATTCACGACGTGACGGAATTCGTGGAAGACGAGGTTGTCGATCTTCACGGCATCGCCGGAGAACAGCTGGTTCTCGCCGCCGCGCTGAGATGCGTAGCGCAGGTTGGCCATGTAGGTCGGGTCGAGCTTCAGGCGGGCCATGGCTTGCGGGCCGAGGAACACGTGATAAGTCTCTTCACCACCCTTGCCGACGATGCCGCGGATGTAGTTGTCCTTCATGTAAGCCTTGGCCTGCACGAAGAGTTCCCACATCGGGGTGTCACCGACCGCGATGGAGCCGTTACCGGTGCCCCACTCGATCAGCTTGGAGGTGCCGTTCCAGCGGCCGAAACGCTTGGTCGTCGGGGCGACGACGTCGGCGGCGAACTCGAGGTACGGCAGGTCAGAGCCGACGCGGGTGCCGCCGGAGTTCTTGACCGAGTAGGCAACGCCCGACATGGTCAGGAAGGCCAGCTGGTCAATACGGTCGCCAAGCCAGTAAGCCAGCTTGTCGCGGGACTCGCCGCGGAAGGTGACCACGGACTTCTGGTCGGCCATGCGACCTTCGTGGCGGTTGGCGTGACGCAGTTGGTCGATACGGATAACCTGATCGTACGACTTCATTGCTTCTTCGTTGCCTTCCAGCGTGCGGTCCCCGGCGATACCGTCGCCTTCGAGATCGGTCAGAAGCGTGATAACGGCGCGGGCGCCCTTCTCGGACTTCTTCAGCTCGGTGACGTGCTGGATAATGGAGTTGGCGTCAGAACCAAGGAACTGGTTGACGAAGGACATGTTGCGGGCCTGTTTCCACAGGTCCATGGACCAGACGGTTTTTTGTTCGCTGGTCAGCTGGGCAAAATTGGTATACGACATTTGGCGGTTCTCCTTGAGTTGTCGTAGTTCGCTTCAGAGTCTGGAAGACTCATCCCACACGTGTCGCTGTGCTTGCGTCCGCCTGTGTCGCTGGCGAAATTGCGAAGTACGACTGATACGGAGCCGAACCGCCTGCTGTGTCGCTGCAGGGAGCGGGTGACGAGCTACAATCCGCTTGTCAGGGATGGCCCCTTGCGGGGGCTAGTCGTCTCTAATGCGCAGCACTCTAACAGAGTTCGTCAGCGCGCGCAACGAACTAACAAACGAAATCTGGTTGCTTGTAGCTCGGGTCCGGCCGGCGATGGATCAGCGTCAGCGGCACGGGCTGATGAAGCGGTGGCGTGACCTTGTTGAACACCGTTGCGAGGTGCTCCCGGATCGACTGCCATTGCTCGCGACCCGGCGGCGCGTCGTGCAGCTCGGCGAAGCCCTGCAGCCAGTAACAGAATTGCTCCGGGGTCATAGAGAGGCCTCAAACAGCTTCTGAGTCAGGAGGTAGCCCTCCAACGGCCAGATTTTCTCGACAGCGTTCTCGTAGGCATACTTCTCGCCCAGCGCTACGTTGAAGTTCGCTGCGCTGACGCAGGACGACTCGCCGCGCAGCGTGTAGCCGTTCTCGAGGGTCAGCATGCAGAGTGTCGTACGGCCGTCTGGCAGGATCAGGTACTCAGTCTTCTTGATCTTGGCGAGTATGCCGCCCATGGTGACTGTCGGTGCGTTCATACAAAATCTCCGCGCATCTTGGCCTTGGTGGCGTCGGGCAGCGCCGAGAACTCGGCGAAGGTCATCTGGCTGGCCTCCGGAATGTCCTTGGTCTGGCCGTGCTTGTCGCTGTCTGCGCCCACGGGCTTCGTAGAGGCCGGCTGGCGGGCCGCAGTATCAAGGTTCTTGGCCACGGCAGCCGCCTTGCGATCCAAGCCCTTGGACGCTGCGCTGAGACCTGTCTTGGCCGGCTCTGTGGCGGCTGGTGCCGCTTTCCGGCCCATGACGTACTTGACGGCCTTGAGCAGGGCCTTGGACGGCGACAGACGCTCGCGCTCCATGTAGCCGCGCTGCTTGTCCAGCACGTCGTCGGTGATGTCCTGATCGAACTCTTCGGAGTTCTCGTCCAGCTGCGGGTAGTTGGTCTCGATGTTCTCGATGGCCAGTTCCATCCGCATGGACTCCAGTGCGGCATCCTTGGCAGCCGCCGTCATGTCGCCAGCCTGCTGGATGGCGATTTGACGGTTCAGGCGGTCGGCCTCGGCCGCCAGTTCCCGGGCCTTGGCGCTGTCGCCCTGAATCAGGGCCTTGTGCTCTTGCTCGCGCAGCTCACCGACCTCGGCTTCGAGTTTGGTGACGTCAGCGTTGCGCTGGATCTGGTTGTTGGCCTTGGTGGCTTCAGCCAGCAGGCGCTCAGCAGTCTCGGCGCGCTCGCGTTCCTTGTTGATCCGGCGGTCGAACTCTTGCTTCGGGATCTTGTAATCAGCGCCTTCGTCGGTCTTCGGCTTCGGGGCGAACTTGCCGGTGGCGTCCCGGGCAAGTTCCGTCGTTTCCGTTTCGCCGGTGGCCACTTTGACATCGTCGTCGACGGTTTCTTCCGTCGTCGTGGCCGCTGCCGGCGGTGTTTCTGTCGTCGGCGTCCAGTCGTCGCCGCGGTCGGTTGTGCCGCCGCCGCCGCCCTTGCCGTCACCGGCAGGGTCCATGAGGTTCAGACCGAACAGCTGCTGATAGAGCTTCATTTACTTCTCCTTGGATGCGCTGGGTTGCGCGTTGATTGCGCCTGCTTCGGCGGCTAGAGCCTGCGTTTCGGCCTGTTTCGTGGAAATCTGCTTCTGGTGCTCGTGCATGTCGGCCTTGCGGCGCTCTTCGCTTTCGTGTGTCCGTTCCTTCATGGCCATCTCGCGCTCGGCCAGCGACTGCTTATGCTGGAACTGGCGCTCTTCGAGGGTCATTTTGTGGCCGGCCTTCTGACCTTCCAGCTCCATTTCGACCTGCGCTTTCTCGGCTTCCCCTTCACCGCCCTGCGCTGCCGCGGCCTCGATCTCGATTCGGGCGTCTTCCTGCGCGATCGCGGCGATGGCCTGCTTGGTCTTGGCCGCCTTGAGTTCGGCGTCGGCGCGCTTCGAGAGGGCGTCCGCCTCCATAACCGACACCGAGGCCTCGTCGGCGCGCGCCTTGAGGGCGGCAGCGGCCTGCGCTTCCGGCCCGGTCTTCGCTTCTTGCAGGCGCTTGGAAATCTCGGATTTCCGGTGCAAGCGGCTGTTCTCGATGAGGACGTCGTCAGGGATTTCCACGCCGGCTTCACGCATCGACACGGCCTGCTCGAACTGGCTGTCTTCCAACGTGGCGCGGTACGGCGTGCTGGTGATCACGATGTTGTACTCGCCCATCGTCAGGTCATTGACGATCTCGCCGGTGGCCGGGTCGTACTGGTTGACGGCAACTTCCTCGGCGGCCAGCAGCAGGTCGTCGTGGGTGATGTTGATCAGGCGTTCTTCGGTGTAGTACTCCTGCACCATGTCGATCAGGTTGCGGGCGAACAGGTAATCGGTGCGCTCGAGGTTGTCCATCACCTTCGTGGTGTTGGTGCTGCCGGCCTGCTGCTTGGCTTGGATCGCCTTGGCGGCCACGTCCTCGCGGTCGAAGCCCTGCATCGAGTCCGAGACGTTGCTGATCGTCTTGATGTGCTCCTCGGCCTTGTAGGAGATGCGGTCGAGGCCCTGCGGCGTGGCGTTCGGCGTGATCTTCTCGGCGGCGGTGGGGTCGTCCAGTTCCAGCACGAGGCCCGTTGATGCGCCCTTCTGCTCCAGCTCCTCGATCGACATGTTCTTCAGGGCGCCGGCCTTGACCTTCCAGCCGCTGTTGGCGGTGGTATTCACGACGTGCAGTTCTTGGCTGGAGACCTTGTTCAGCAGCTCCTGCGGTCCCAAGAGGTTCTCCACCAGCCCGATGGTGCGGCCGTAGCGAAAATAGGGGAAGTACGGGATGACGGTGAAGTGCTTGTACGGCGACCAGTCATCGTGCAGGACGATGTTGTCAGCCGTCACCGTCCAGCGTATGCGCTTGACCAGCTTCTTGGTGGTGGAGACCCGCCCGCCCGCCTTTTCAATAACGGAGGCGATGCGATTTCGGTCCCAGCTTGTCGGGATCGGGCGCATATCGCCCGTCTCAATGTCGACGAAATGCAACTGCTTGTCGAGCTTGCGATACTGGCGATCGAGGACGCGGATGTTGCGGCGGACGTCGCTCGGGTCTGTGACACCGTAGTACCCTGCCAGAGGGAGGACTCCGCCGAATCGATCACGGACGCGTTCAATGGAGTCGTAGCCGTAAGGGAAGGATGAGCCATCTTTGAGCTTCAGGAGTTCTGCATCTTCTTCGGAGTACAGGACAGCGATGTCCTGCGGCGTGGCCCACTTGGTCGTGAAGACGTCGTTCCACTTGTCCGGGTCGTATTCCTCGGCATCCGGGTCGATCACGACGTTCTTGGAGTTGAGGTTCTCGACGCGGGCCTCGCCGATCATGCTATCGGTGAAGTCGAGACGCAGGTCGATGAAGCCCCGGGAGCGGATGACGCCGTCGGCGAACAACTCGGAGCGGACCCACGGCAGCTGGTTGTTCTGGGAAATCTGCTTGAAGACCTTTGTCATCGCCTCGGCGGTGTCCGGGTTCGCCCCGGTGCTCGGGCGCAGGATCGTCTCGCTGCGGTTGTAAATCTGCTGACCGAACAGTGTGCCGAGGGTCGAAATAATTTTATTAATGGTAATGGCCGGGCGGCGCTGGAGCGCCAATGTGTTCAGGTCGCTCTGCAACCACTGGTCACCGGCAAAGAATTTGTCGCACTTGTCCGCTTTGTTGACGAACTCCAGATGGCCACGGTCGCGGCAGTACTGGAAACGCATCCATTGTTCACTGGCGATGTGGTCGTTTACTGGCATTAGAGTCCTTACTTGAGGAAGCGCAGCTTGTAGGCAGTGCTGGCAATCAGGGCGCGAACCTCGTCGCAGATGTTGCGGAGGTGGCTGTCGGCCTCGTCGAACTCCTTGGCGCACTCGTCCACGCATTCGCGCAGGTCGTCCATGAGCAGGATCGGGTCGCTGTACGGCGAGTATTTCGTCGGGTATGTCTCGATCAGGCTGTACTCGCCTTGGTACGCCTCGGCCAGTGCGTCAGCCAACGGGATGATCCCGTCGTAGAACCCTTGGAGGGCGACGTGCTGAGCATAGGAGCGGCTTTTGAGGTGGAGCACATGCGCCGTGGTACGTGCATGGAAGAGTTCCATTATCAGTTTGCCGATCATTTTTCACCGTCCGTCCATCAGATTGCGCGAGAGTATATCAGAGTCATTGTCATTTATGCAGCCATGTGTGTCGCGACACCCGCGCCCTCGGTGAACGCCCCGAGTTTGTCGCGCCAGCTCTCTGTCTTCGGCGGTGGCTTGGACTTGGGCGCCGAGCGGGTGAGCGTCAGGCGCACGGCCCACGCGGTCGCGTCGACTTGGTCGTCATGCTTGCCGGCCGGGAAGGTCATCAACTCACGCACGTACGGCTCGGTCCACGCCTCGTCCTTCTTGATGAAGACCTTGTGCAGCTGCATCCGGCCCTTGAGCGGGTTGGCCCGGACCAGTTTGTCCGTCAGCGGCTGCAGCACCTCGTAAGTGGTGTAGTGCTGGCGCTCGATGCAGCGCTTCTCATACTGCGCCTTGAGTGTCTTCCAGATTTGCCCGTCTTCGAAGCCCAGCAGGTCCGCACCCCAGTTGATGCTCTGGTCGATCATATGCTCGACGATCGCGTTGCCGTCGTCGGAGCGGAAGCGGAAGACGTGCAGGATGTAGAGGTTGTCGAACTCGTCCTGCCCGATCGTGCAGCAGACCGTGTAGTCGTTCTGGGCGTCTTCGGTGATCGCGAAGTCCCACGCCTGATAGACGAACATGTTTCGGCGCTGCGGCGCATGCACGTAGTAGTGCACCATCTCCTTGGAGAAGTAGATACCGTCGTCGGGCGTCGGGTTCTGCTGGTACAGCGCCTGCCAGACGCGCTTCTGGCCGCTGGCCACGAGGTTGCGCTTGATCCGCAACATCGCCTCCGTGTCGTAACGCGCCGGGTGGATCGCCGTGCCCTTGGGCCGGGTCAGCCGGGCGCCCTCGGGCACTGGGCTTTCGGGGGCGTACTGGACGATGCGGTCGTCGGGCAGCAGATACTCGTCGCCCTCGTCATTGATCGCCGGGTATTTGATGACCTCGAAGATGTCGCCGTCGCCGCTGGCCATGACCTGCTGGATCTTGCCGGCCCAGTCGTCCTCATTCCACCACGTCATGATTCCCAGCACGCCACCGCCGGGTGCCAGACGGGTGTAGGCCGTCGAGCCGTACCACTCCCACGTATTTTCACGGATGGTCGGGCTGTCCGCCGCCTCGATGTCCTTCACCAAGTCATCGAGGAGCAGGATGTGCGCGCCGCGCCCGGTAATACCGGTGCCGACGCCGGCCGCCATGTAGCCGCCGCCGGACAACGTGTTCCAGTTTTCGACGGATTGCGAGGTCGGGTCAAGGCGCATGTCAGGAAACAGGGCTTGGAAGCTTGGATCGCGGGTGAGATCACGGATGTAGCGGCTGAAAGAGAGCGTCAGGGAGGAAGTGTGACTGGCAGCAATAATTTCCCAGTCCGGATGCTGTCCCAAGACCCACGGCGGGAAGTGCCGGCTGCCCAGCTCGCTCTTTCCGGAGCGCGGGGGCATCATCAGGAGCAGCCGCGGGCTTTGCCCCAGCTCGACTTGGCGCATGAAACGCTCCAGTCGGCGGCAGATGTCCTCGTGTACCCACCCGGCCATGTATTTGGGCCGGTAACGCTGCACGAACGGCAGGAAGCGGCGCCGGCAGAGGGCGCGCATGGCCAGTTCCTTCGCCGGGTCGGCCTCGGCGGAGGCTTGGTCGAACGCCGGGGCGGCGTAGGGCAGCGTGAAGGCCTCGTCGACGGCGGGCTGCATGGCTGGGTTCGATGCCTTGGGCGCCTTTGGGGTCGGCGGTTCGGCCGCGGCCTGCTTCACGGCCGCCTGTTTCGCCGCCTTGGCGGCCCGGGCGGCGGCGAACCCGTCGGTGCCGGGCGGGCGGACGACGATTTCGGGGTATTTCGAGACCGGCGCGGCGGGTTCTTTGGGGGTCGGTGCCGGGACGCCGGCGTCGACGCAGAACGGGCACTGCCCGGCCGGGTTCAGGGTGGCGGTTTCACGCTCGGTGGCGCAGGTCGAGCAGACGGTGAAATCACTCGTCGACACGGACGCTCTTCCCTTCGATCAATTTCACACGTCCTTCGATGATGTCGAGCAGCTCCATATCGCTCATGGCCTCGTATTTCGACTGCAGGCGCTTCTGGTTGCCCGTGATCTCCAGCTTCTTGACCTCCGGCGCGTACAGACCGAGCACTTTCGCTGTCTCCGACCAGCCTTTGATCATGCTGGCCGGGTCTACCGACAGCTTGGCCATGTTGATGGCCTCCATGAAGCCCTCGATGACGTCGGCCCGGGTGATCTGGGCAGCGCTGGACAGCTCGTCCCGGGCGGCAGCCAGCGCCGCCTGCACCGAGGCGGTCTTCGCGATCTGATTCCCGGTAGTGACCGGGCTTTTGTAGCCGGCGGCGCGGGCGGCGTCGATGTTGTCTTTGCCCAGCATCTTGGCATCGACGAAAGCAGCCTGCTGTGCGGTGAGCAGAATAGACTGCGGGCGCTCCGCCGTGATCGGCTTCTCCTTGGACTTCGGTTTTGCTCTGGCCACTCTGTCGCTTTCTGCGAAAAATTTCAAAAAATTATACGAGAGTGTCAGAGCAAAAGATAGGGCATGTCATCTGGATATGACACTAAGGTACTGAGAAAAATAAAAATTGAAAAATATTGAAACGGCGTGGATTTAGGTGCGGCGTTCCCTATCCCCGTTCTCCCAATGAACGGGGTGACTTCGGATTCGCTTTCTGGATTCCCAGAAAGGAGTCTCTTACCAAGGAGCTACATCATGACGAACCAAATCAACCAAGCCAACGTGTCCCTCGCCACCAAGGCATCTGACTTCATCGGCGACGCAGCCGCATGGACCGCAGACACCATTGAGGGTGCTGTCACCCACGTGGGTATGTCTTCTATCGCTGCATACGCACGTGCGGAGAATATCGTGGTCACCATTAAGGATAACCGTCAGGCTATCTACGAACAGGCCCGTCTCGAGTCGCAACTGCGTATGGCCGCACGTCTCGCACGTCGCGGCATCATCCGCACATAACTAGGAGTGCATGCCTCCCTTCGGGGAGGACATGTATATGGGGTCGATCCCCATATACATGTCCTCGCTGCTTAGTGAAGCGCGACATTCGTCGCGTCATACTAAGGAGTAATACCATGGAAGCTTACGCAACCAAGGACGCCACTGTTGCCGCACTCGAACAGCTGGGCTTTACGCGGGTCATACCGGACGAACTGTTCTTCGATTCACCGAAGAACGACGCTTACGGTATGCCCGTTGTACAGGCCTTTGTGTATCAGTGCAGCAACAGGTACTGGTGTGTTGATCTCGAAGGGGCGTTTCGCGCACCGATCGTATGGAGTGGACCACGGGCATCGTGGGACACGACCGATACGACGCAGGGGTTCATCGACTGGCTCGACCAGAACAACACCGGCTGGCGTTAACCGCAACATGACGCGTGCATTGCCTTTGCACGCTTCACTAAGCAGCGAGGAACATGACACGTGCATCATGTGTATGTCATTTGTGCTCTATGAATGAGTCATATGACAATGGAGTTAGGGAACAATGTTCCGAGTTTTAAAACTTCAGCTGCAGAACGTAAGCACGTTTATTTATTACTACTTCTTTTATTTTTATGTAGTTGAAAGTAGTAGTAGTAGTTTAATAATAATAAGAGTGTAAATAAAACAAGCACTTAGCGTGTCTTTTGTTCCGTATCTCAGTCGAATCCTGACTTCGAGAAATCGCTCGGACGCTGCCTAATAAATAGGCAAACACTTGTTTGACTCAAGTTAGTGGTCACTAACAAGTGGAACAAGGTTAGTGGTCACTAACTTGGACAAAATACCATCGGCATGTGAGTTGGCCCGACTCATGTGCCGTTTTTTTCACGGGCCTTTAGGAGCTAATTATTTCTCGTCTTTTCCTTGGCATCACCTTTGGTGCATGTCTGATGTTTGCCGTTGCTGCTGTTGAGCAATTGCTTCCGTCGTGGTGTGCTGATCCGGATGTCGGCGGCAATTACCTTGTTCAACCTTTGTGCAAATAAGGAGATCATCATGCCTCACTCAACTCAGCACGACTCGTCAATGGCGGTGTGGATGTGCGTCATTGCCATCTCGGTGGCGGTGTTTGTCGGTCTCATCATCACTATGGGAATCGGCTTGCTTTCGCCTTTTGGTTTGGGCGTTGTGGCTGCCATTGCTGGAGCGGCCTTTGTCGTTTTGTTCATCCTCGAGTGGATAAGGAGTTGATATGACCAAGCGTAGCTCTCTTGATCATGTGCGTTTCCGGGTTTTCCGGAAGAAGCCCACGAAACACACGCGCTTTTTAATGCGTGTGCATTCCGTGGTTCATGGCCGCTAAGCTCAATGTTTCATTCACTGCTACTCACCTCGCTGAGTAGCAGTGGGAGACACATTGTCTCAATTAAGCAGCTTGCTGCTTGTGGTATGCAGAAGGCCACGTAAAAGAACGCTCTGTACTCCCGGCTCTCATGTTGACGCATGAAGAGCCTTTTTTGCTGTACCGAAGTACCGTTCATTCTATCGGAGGATATATGAACAATTCCAATCGTACCCGTCTCTCCCTCATCGTCAACGCGCTGTTTGCCGCTGGCCTCAACGACCGTATTAAGGGCATGGAAGCTACGCCTTATCAGGTCGGCTTGTTTGCCGAGCAGGATTACCGCGCCGGTGTGAGCGTGCTCTACACCATCCGCATGGACCTCGTGCGTATGCAGGACGGCTCGGACAAGCCTTTGCAGGACCGCCCGAAGGACGGTTCGCTGGAGGCCAACGATACCGGGCGTGAGTCCGATATCGAGATCGAGCGTCGTGCGGTCATGGCTGAAGCGGTTCGCGCTCATGCCGTGATCGAGCGTCACCTCGAGTCTTTGGCTAAGCAGGCTGCATCCGATCTGGAAGAGGCTGGCGTTCGCACTACTTCTGGTGGTCGCTACGTCATCTCGTCCTCTGGGCGTCAGTTCCGTGCCTATTGCGGCAGCTGGCACGACTTCTTGATGGACCTCAAGGCCAACGCAACTGCGGGTAGTCCTTGGGCCATCAAGGTCCAGCGCGCTGAAGAGCTTGTCTCGTTCCCGCATGTCTCTGCGCAGGATGCGACCGACGAGTTCATGGACTACTTCGAGGACGCCAATGTCCTCAAGACGTCCGGGCGTGCTTGGGACAAGTTGTTCGACCGCTTGGAGATGCTGGGTGAAACCCTGCGTAACCACGAGCAGATGGTCAATTGCTTCAATGCCATGGACGATGCGATGCGTGATGCTGGCAAGTCCGAGTTCGCGACGGCTTGCCGTGAGCACAAGCGTGATCTCAAGAATCACGACTGGTGGCTCGAGCGTATGCTCGAACCTTGGGCGCTGTTGCTTGCTACTGGCGCTCCCAAGGATCTGGTCAACTCCCCGGAGTGGCGTACCAAGGAAGCTGAGCTGCGCGCCGCCAAGGCACGTGTCAAGCTCGTCGAAGTGCAGGCGGAGATGCTCGAACTCGAGGCTCTCAACGCCGAGACGGAGGCGATGCTGGCGCTCAAGCAGGCGCGTGAGCGCATGGCTCAGTTGTCTGCCCGCAACAACGCGTTGTTTGCGGAGTTCAGCCCGCCGGCACCGAAGGTTGCCAAGGTTGCGAAGCCCAAGGCCGTGAAGCCCAAGAGCAATAGCAAGGTCGTGAAGGCTGTGAAGCCCAAGACCGAGAAGATCGTGGTCGCCTCGGGCATCAAGATTCACACCACTCGTGGTCGTGCGTCGTTCGATGGTCGTGGTCCGCGCGGCTAAGTAGCAGCAAATCCAAGTAGTCCGAAGTTCAGGGCGGTATGGGGTAATCCCATATCGCCCTTTTTCATGGAGCAAAGAATCATAGATAAGAAACTCATGTTTGAAATCGCTGGCGGCAAGTACGAGCCGGATGGCGAGGTGAACTACAAGTACATCAACAGCACGGACTCGGCAGAGGAAGCCCTTCGTGCGTACGCATCCGTGGAAGGTTATCCCTTCAACTATCTGCGGGTGATCATTTCGGATGAAGGCGCGCGTTCGGATATCACTTTGTTGGGCGATAAGACCGACGCCGAGTACGCCAATATGCGTGTACGCATGGGCATCTCTTGCCTTTGGATGAAGGCGACAGGGGCGTCCTTCTCCGACATTGCGACTGATCTCGAAGAGCAACTCGAAGCATTGCGTGCATACATGGAAAGGAAATAATCATGAGCTTTCATCTTCCTGAGTACATCGACGAGTTGATCGATGTTGCATCGGATCCGCTCTGCATTCTCCTCGCGCGTGAAGGCAGTAACGACGAAGCGTATCAGACCGCTGTGTTCCACCGTAGTGGACAGCAGCAAGTCGTTACCCGTGCTCTCATCGAGCAGCGCCCGGGCGAGGACGAGGGCGACATCTCGATCGAGGTCGTTACTCGTGTCACCCGTAGTGCCCGTATCTCCCGCATCACCAAGAAGCCTTCTTTCAACTGACAGAAATTGGAGTCAATCATGTCACTGCATCTCACCACCGAGCAAATGCAAGCCGCACTTGCCAAAGTCAATCCTTCCCAAGCCGTCGCTTCGGAATCTTCTCCCATCAGCGTTGCCGACTTGATCGCCGACACCGGCGCTGGCGTCGTCGCTTTCGTCGAAGAGGCCGGTTCTAACACGGTCGATTTCGCCGAGCGTGTCAAGGTGCGCTATCAGTTCCAGCGTGCTGTGCGCAAGGGCCTCATCACTCTCGAAGCCCCCAAGCCCGTCACCGCCCGTCGCGTCGCCAAGGCCAGCTGATTATGTTCGGTCTCGGCCACATCGACGTTGGCCCGCTGCTGTACGGGGTCGTGATCTTCATCGGCCTCTACAGCATGTGGTGGAAGGCAACCCATGGCCGGTGGATCGCTGCGATTGCAGAGATTTGTGTCTTCATCCTCGTCTTCAAGCTGCATGGCGGCACGATGGCAGGCGGGTTCGCTGCCACCGTCGCCGCGCTACTTGCCGGCATTGTCATTCCCTTCTCATTCTCTAAAAGGAGTAAGCGTGGCCACAGTTGATAAAGAAATTGCCGATCGTATCGTCGCCGGGGAATTCCCGGAAGACGATGCTCGCAAGATCGTCGAGTACGACAATGCTTTCGGCGGTGTCGGATACGGTGTGATCTTCGGCGACGACGATCCGGACCGGTACCGCGAAACGATGTTCGTTCGTAATCCCCGGTTGTACTGGGAGAAAAAGTAAGCTCCAGCGTGGCCTCGTGCGTTTAATCACGAGGCAAGGAGTTTATATTAGCAACCACTGGCTAGCCCCGTTCTTGGGAACGGACATAGCCAGTGCTTGCTAATATGCACTTCGAAAGGAGAACGATGAACCGATTATGAACGGGAGCTGATGGCTCCCCATCTCACCATCATCAAAAATAAATTCTCACTTAGCCGCAGCCCACCTGCCCTAGCGTGTCCTCTAAGGAGCGAACACCGATGCGCGCAAAGAAGGCGGCATAGCGTTTTTACGCAGAGAGTTTCCGACGAGCATAGTCGTCGGTAAGCATGGCCTCGTGTGCTTAATCACGAGGCATACGCAAGGACGCAGCAACACTTTGATCGGTGGTTCTGGAAAACATTTGGTTTTTCCTTAACGCTGCGTCCTTCCGTATTTCAATCTTTTACCCAAAGGAGCATCACATGAAACAGAAAGAACTGCTGCGCCCGTTCGACCACGCTCTTGCCGACGCCGGCGAGCCGATTTGCTGGAGTCACCTCGATACGGAGGTCGCTTACATCGGCATGCTGGCTAACGGTCTTGTCGCGGTGAAGACATCCGCTTACCCTCTCATCGAAAGCCCGGGTACTTCCAGCTTGCGCATGAAGCCGCTGTTCTGGAAGATCAGCAAGCCGGTCTACAAGGGTGACAAGCTCTGGCACAAGGTCGCTAAGAAGTTCGTCACCGTCGATTGCTTGCAAGACGAAATCGGCGCAGAAACCCAAGGTTTCTTCGTCGATACTGACGGTATCAATGTCATGGCAGAATTGTGCTTCTGGGATGAACCGAAGCCGAAGCCGAAGCCGGCGCCGTTGTTCTGGCTCGAAGACAAGCCGGTTTATAAAGGCGACAGGCTTTGGCATACCTTGATGAACGACTACGTCGTTGTTACCGGCTTGCAGAATGTGCCAGAGGCTGCTGAAAAAGGCTGGTTCACTACTTCCAATGCTTTCTATGCAGCTTCGCTTTGCAGGTGGGAAAAGCCCGAACCGACTCCGCTTTTCATGCTCGATGATAAGCCCGTGTTCCCCGGCACTCGCGTGTGGCACGTTCTTGAAAACGATTTCGTCACGCTCAAAGAAAGAGCCAGCAATGGTGATTTTCTCGATACCAACAACGTTGGCCGGTCACCAGCTTTCATGCGTTGGGAAGGCAAGCAGAAACACGTGAAGTTCGCGAACGTGTATTCCGATGGCAGTGGTGTCTGTTTCGGCCACGGATATGATACGGAGCAAATCGCCCATGCAAATCGATCGCGCAACACACTCGCTATTGCTCGTGTCGAATGGGAAACTTCCATTAAGGCGTAATCATGGGCGAAGCTAAGCGACGCGGCTCTTTTAAAGAGCGGCGGGCGCAGGCTGAGCAACAAGTCGTAGCTCCGCCCCTTCGCCCCAGACAACCGGGCAAGTCACGCCTATCTGCGTTGCTGCTCGCAGCGTTGGCAGCAGGCGCTGGCATGTCTTCTACTTCCAAGAAATAAGGAGCAATACCATGGACTTCACGAAGTTCAAGCAAGCCGTCGCGACCAAGTTCGGGAAGATGACGAAGGGTAATCCGGAGCTTTTCCGAACGGCGATTTCCAAAGAAGACGTGTGGAACACGTACCTCAATAGTCAATTCGCTGTAAACAAAGGGCCGGAGGGAGAGTAAGCACTCCCTTCGACCGTTTCCTGTTTGCGTAGTCTGGCGTATTCTGTCAGACTCAATCGCCTCGACCCCTGTAACATCCTTCGAGGAATCCTATGTCATTCAAGCTTACCTTCCTCAGCGCATCATTGCCGCTGACGAAAACCATTGAGAAACTCGCCAACGGCGAAATCTTCAAATCACCATATCCATTGGTGTCCAATTTCACTACCGAGACGGTCGAAGTCGACAACATCGCGCAATTTCACAAGGAACTTCTGGCCCGCGCAGCCAGCGCCAAAAAGCCCTGTTTGCTCAAGGGCACCATAGCCAAAGAGCTGAAGAACGAGTCTCGCAAAGGCACCACGAGTACCAACGATAACACTGCATGGGTGTGCCTCGACATCGACAATGCCAAGTTCTCTTCCCCGGAAGAAGTCATGCGCGCGGTCGGTCTCGAACAGCTCTCGTACATCGTGCAGTATTCCAGCTCATATAAGCTGGGCGGCAACAAGAACCTGTCATGCCACATCTTTTTCCTGCTGACCAAGGCAGTGGCCGCCCCGCAATTGAAGGCGTGGTTGATGCACTTGAACCAGAGCGTGGCCAGCCTCGAAAGCAACATTGAGTTGAGCAAGTCCAATGCGGCGTTGCACTGGCCACTGGATATTACGGCGTGCCAGAACGACAAGCTCTTGTACGTGGCGATGCCAGTGTTCAAAGGCATGGTCGCCCCGATCAAGGAATCCGACCGTATTCAGCTAGTGACCAAGAAGTCACACAAGTTCGACGTAACGAAGATGGAATTCAAACCCATCGAGTCGCTCAAGAAGATTGCTCGTGACAAGCTTAATGATCTTCGTGTACGCGCCGGCATCAGCACACTCAAGATCAAAACCAAGATGGTCGGTGAGTACGAGGTACAGCCGGGGGTCGGTGAGATTGCCTCGTACGAAGTGATTGATTGCGGCGAGTTCAATCGCCTCAATCTCAACAACGGTGATTCGCAGGCGTACTGGCATGTGAAGTCTGATCCAACGTACTTGCATAATTTCAAAGGCGAGCCGTCGCTTCTCCTTAAAGAGGTGCTACCGCATTATTACGCAGACCTCGTTCGAAACAAGGCAACCAATGACTCCACTCCAAGCATTACGGGCGATGTGTTGTTGGCCTTTCGCGAAAAGAAAACGGCCACGTACTACAAAGGGACGTGGAACCCCGGCTCTTCTGTTCTCGATATTGACGTGGTCAAATCAGAGCTTCAGCTTGACCACTTCCTGCAAGGACATGGAAAAAGCCTCGGCGCTTTCATTCCCGAATGGCAAATGGTTTTCGATCCACAAAATCCTGTCATTTACGACGAGGCAGGTAAAGTCATCAACACCTTCATCCCGACCGAATTCATGCGTAAGGGCAAGAAAAACAAGAAAGGTGAATTTCCAATCCTTCAGCGAGTGCTTGACTCAGCGGTTGGCACCGGCGATATCCAAGAGCATTTCCTCAATTGGCTGGCAGTCGTTTGGCAGCAACGTCGTAAGCCGCTCACTGCATGGGTGTTCCACGGGACTGAAGGCACTGGCAAGGGCATTCTGTTTCACAACGTACTTCGCCCTTTATTCGGTAAAGCCCACGCAGTTCAGAAGCGTGCCACTGAGCTGGGTAGCCAGTTCAATGGATGGCTCGAACCGGCGCTTATCGTCTTCATTGACGAAATCGACGCCGATATGTTCGTCAACGCTAAAGCAGTGGAGGCAGACCTTCGTACGCTCATCACGGAGCCGACAGTATCTATTCGGCGAATGAGGACAGACAGCTATGAGGTTGAGAATTACTCCGCGTTTATCTTTTCGTCAAACAAAAAACGACCCGTGGCACTTCCGCCCGGAGATCGTCGTTTCAATATTGCTGCCTTCCAGCATGAGAAACTTGTTATCTCTCAAGACGAAATCGATTCCATCGGCGATGAGGTCGAAGCGTTTGCCGCTTATCTGAGCACGCGCAAGGCTGATTTCCAACAGGCTAAGACCGTATTGCAAACCGAGGACCGTCTGGCAGTGCAGCGCATGTCGATTACTTCGGTCGACGTACTGACCAACGACATTCTGCAGGGCAATCTCATCGGTCTGTGGGAAGCAATGCCCGACGAATCGCTGATGGCTGAGTCAGGTATCGTCAGCGTAACGGCAACTGCTTACGCTAATTTGATCCGTAAATTCAGCAGGGAAACAACCAGCAAAATCACGCGAGATGAATTGGCCGTTATTTTCAAGCACTGCGTCGGTACTGACGTGGAAAAGATGGGCGCTCATAAACTGGCTGCTTTCTTCCGTCACCGCGGCATTGACCTGAAAAAGCTTCGCTTCGGTAATCAGTTCATGTCGGGTGTCGAAATCACATGGGTCGTCAGCAAAGACGACAAGGAAGCCATCAACAACGAACTGAAACCGAAGAGCGAAGCGAAACCGATGCGGAGAGTGAAGTGAAGACTTCTGATCTTGTAGGGCTTGCACTTGATTGGGCGGTATGTGTTGCGGAAGGCAACAGACCTGTAATCAACCCTGTGCGTTTCGGAGGTGTGAGTTACGGGATGTTTGAGTCCGAACTCGGGTATGCAATCAAGCGCTACTGTACCTGGGACCAAGGAGGCCCGATCATTGAGCGGGAGTGCATAGCGACCTACGCCTCGGGCGCTTGTAGCGTTGCCCCGAAGAACCCAGACTATTGGGTAGCCGAAATCCTCGGCACAGAAGGGATGATTACCCAGTACGGCCCCACCCCCTTAATCGCAGCCATGCGCTGTTACGTTGCCTCCAAACTTGGAGACGAAATCGAAATCCCGGAGGAACTCAAGTGAGCACCAACATCCGAGTTGATCGCGTCGAGCAACGCCAAGTCCCGTGTGGGATGAATTCCATACGTTACCTTGGCAACGACTTCAAGAAAGCCAAGTTAATTTTCGACCAACTCCACGTCGGCGTCGATACTTGGGACCAGCCAAATTGCAACTACGGCGTCATCCTGAGCGTCTGGAACCCTGCCACCAACGAATACGTAATCAAATGTGAGAAAGGCTTGCAATGACCACCATCCACTTCCACGACTACGGCTTCGCCTCGAAGGCGTGGATGCACGCTGCGACGATGGTTGCAGCAAAGATTGGAGGAATGAATAATGCACATCCTTGAAGAATGGAGATTTCGTGATGTTGAACAGAAAGCTGAACGCGCCGTTTGCCGCCTTTATGAAATTGATACGCTCCGCAGCGATGTTGGTGGTCTGGAACATTCCATGCGGGAAGTTCGCTCCTTGGTTGATGGGCTTCGCACTGAACTCGAAGCCGTGCAAAGTGAAATCGGGCAATTGAAGGCCGCGCTGGAAGCACTCGTCGCAGCAAAGACACAGGGGGCATGAAGAATGACTTTCGATGAATGGTGGGAAGATTTTGTAGCGGAACACGACGAGTGGAAATATGCAGACAGCGCAGCATTGCGTCGCGCCGCCTTCCAAGCCGGCGCCGCCAGCCGGGATGCCGAGATTGCTAGATTGAAAACCGTACCAATGCGATATCGCAGGATGGCATTCAACGCGCAGCTTCAGGACGAGATTGCGGAGTTGGTGGCGGCGCTTGAAACAGTTATTGCAAACGCGCCGGAGCCTTATTGCGCAATCACTCGGGCCGTAGATGCGCAGTGCCGCGCAGCACTAGCCAAAGTGAGGAAGCCATGAGCAAAGAACTGATTGAAAGGCTGCGCGCTGATGCAGAATCAACAGACGACATTGGCCTTTGTGCTGATGCCGCCGAGCGTATCGAGCAGCTTGAGCGCAAGGTGGCGAGCCGCGATGTGGAGGTTGCCAAGCTCAAGGATTACAACGAATATCTTTATGTTGCCGCAATTGAGCGCGACCAACTTAGCGAACAACTTGAACAGACAAGAACCAACGACCGCATCGCAATGCAGTATCTGGCAGACATTAAAGCAGCTCTTGGGCATGACGGCGATTATCCATCACTTATCGCATTAGCAGAAAATCTCCGTGAGCAACTCACCGAGCGCGAGAAGCAGGTGACGATTTTACGCGGCTACTGTGAAGCTCAACTACGTAAAGATAAAGCAGCTTCTTACGAACGCTGCCTAGACTGTGACTACGAGCAAAGTGTTCTCTGGAAACGGGTTGTCTTGGCGTAAAAGATAACTCGGCAATTATGAATAAAGACACTCGCCGCCACGGAGCCAAATCCATGAAATACACCACGTTTGAAAAATTGGAACAAGAACTCGCCAGCCGTGATGCGGAGATCGAGTCCATGCGCCAGCAACTTGACGGTTGGATTGCTGCAAATAGTCCTAATGGGTGGATTGACAATCTGCGCCAGCAACTCGTCACTTTAAAAACTGAACTTAAGAGTATCGGAGAGGCTATTGATGATCCACGTACTGATCTGACAATGACCATGAGCGAAGTGATCGTTGAGCAGAAACAGCAACACGCCGCAGCACTGGCGGCTTGTAAGGCAAAGGACGACATTATCCTAGAAGTATTGGAATGCGCATCAACAACCCGTCCTCCAGTAAGACTTAGGGAAGCCCTCGCCATCCAGCCTGACGATAGTGCACTCAAGGCGTGGCTTGGGGAGCCTGTTGCCTACGTGGATGATGCAGGATGCTGTTGGATGGCAAAATTAGGTCGTCAAAACGGAAAACCACTCTACGCACGGAAGGAGCAGAAATGAGCAATTTCAAAAGAGAAAACCGCTACATAGTAATAAAGATGAAGGACGCACTTAAACACCTTACTCCCGCGCAATTTAGAGAGTTAAGCAATATCGAACGCTCCATTACTGTCGGAAGGGCGCACGAGAGCAAACCTCCACTTACTACCGTAGTAGTCGAACAAGATTGGCCTGAATATGAAATGGTTTGGGCAATGATCGAGGAGAGATGTAAATGAAAGACATAAAATCGTGTTTATGCTGCGGAAAGGTTGGAGAGCCTAAAGCATGGATGACGAATGACCCTAGCGTGTATGTATGTAGTCGGTGCCACCGGCTTGGAAACGGTCCAGGGTTCAAAGCGACTACGGAGGAAGAAGGCGACGCATACACGTTTGGGTTTTTTGATGGTAGGGCTGAAGGAGCCAAGCATTGTGACAGCATACAAACAAAATACGAAGATGCTGTTGCACAGCTAACCAAGGCACACAATATGATTGATGCACTTGAGAAAAAGAACAACGCTCTCAAGGAAAAACTCTACCTAAGAGAAATGCAGCTAATCTCGCTTCGTAGCGACTTTGCGATAAGCGACACGTTGCACTCTTTTGCAGCAGTAACCGAACACATAAAACAAGCACTCGCCGCCACCGCTGACCTAGATGGTCTGATCCTGTGCCATGCGGAGCCTGTGGCATTTATTGAGAAAATCACAAGTCGCCTGGCGCCGCCAGAAGATAATCACTACAAGCAATTCTGGATGTGTTACGAACCACTCTACCGCGCATGGGAGCCGACGAAATGAGCCTACGTCCAGTAATGCAACAAGTATTAGCCCAAGCGCAATACGAGCTAGGAAACTACAAACAACTTACCAAGGAAATCCAAATGGAAAAGCCAATCACCAAAGACATGTTGCTGCATGAAATCTACTTGTATGGAATCAAAATGATGCAAGACACTGAAGAAGAATGTCAGGATCAGTTACGCAAGGTTGAAAGAGCCATTTCAACTGTACTTAATAATGTGAGCGAGATGGATACTCAAGATTCAAATGAAGAAAAACTTCCGACGCTTCGCGCTAATGTGTATGACGCGATTGGTACAGAGCGTTACTACCAAGAACAGAAGTGGGGAATGCTTGAAGAACACCCTCAGAGCGTTGGAGGCTATCTGACGCTGATGCGCGCCCATCTTGCTGAGGCCGAAGCTGCTTGGGCGAAGACAGATACCGACAAGGAAGCTCTTCATTGTTTGCGTAAAGTGCTTGCCCTTGGCGTTGCTTGCGGAGAACAACACGGACTTCCTAAGCGCGATTTTAATAACTACCCGGAGTAGCCAAAATGCCACATGAAGATTACTGCTACGCATTAGAACGTGAAAACCATGCATTGAATGAAGAGATCGAATCCCTGCGCCAGCAACTTGCACGGAGCAAAAATCTGCTTAAACGTGTTCAGGAGGCATGCTTATATACAGAGGATGATGATTCTATTGGGATCACACAGGAACCCCACATTGATTCTCAACTATTCGATGATATTTGCAAAGCACTTGCCGCCACGGAGCCTAAAGAATGATTTACATGCAATCAAAATTGTTTCCATGGCACATGGCGCAAGTGCGCCTTGCCGTCGTAGCATGGATGACTTTGCCGTTTGAGGTCTCCGAATCTTTCTGGACCACTTGGTCTTCTGTCATGTTCCCTGAAGGAGAAAAAGCATGAGTCGTCTTTCCGCTGCCCGCATGAACGCCCCCGGCCCCGAAGCCTACGCCGGCAAGAAGTTCTTGGGCTTTCGCAAAAAGCAACCCCGTTACAATGCACCGATCCCGCTGCACGGCGCTTGCCGCATCGCGCTGAACGAAGCGATTCGCGCCGGCGACAAGGACGCAGCTGATCACATCGCTCTGACGCAGCATCGCCGTATCTACGCCCGCGTCTGGAAAATGTCTTTGCTCGACTTGTTGGCCGGCATCTTGCGCGGCGAACGACTTGCGCGGTAATCTAACGCTTTCTGACCGACACAACAAGGAATCTAAAAATGGCTAAAGCCGTCGCCGCCCCGGCCCCGAAACGAATCAAAAGCTGGTCATACAGCCGGCTCGTGGATTTCGAATCTTGTGCCTTCAAGGCGAAGCTTAAGCTCATCGACAAGATTCCTGAACCCGAGCGCCCTCTCCCTCCGGGCAAGACCGAGCACGCAAACGACCGCGGAACGCGGGTGCATAACGAGATTGAAGCGTACATCCGAGGCGATGGAGAGTTTCCACAAGAAGCTCGACATTTTGCCGACGAGATCGAGTCTCTCAAGAAGCACTTTAAGGCTGGTCGGGTGAGCTTGGAGGGAGAATGGGCTTTCGACAAAGAGTGGAAGCCGACAGAGTGGTTATATGGCTGGCTTCGTCTCAAGCTCGATGCCAACGTGCATCTAACCGGTGAACATGCAGTCGTCGTCGATTACAAAACCGGTCGTAAATTCGGCAACGAGATCAAACACGGCGAGCAGCTGCAGTTATATGCACTGGCTGTCTTGCTTAAATTCCCGCACATCAATCACGTCACGTGTGAGTTGTGGTATCTCGATGTAAACGACCTTTCGTCGCTCACAGTCGTGCGGCCCATCGGTATGCGTTTTTTCAAACCGTTCGACCGGCGTGGCCGGAAGATGACCGAGGCGACTGACTTCCCGCCAAACCCGAATACGTATTCATGCCAGTGGTGCCCGTACCACCCTATCAAGGGTTCCGGCGACTGTCCGCACGGGGTCTGATCAATGGGCGGTCACGCATGACGAAATAGGGCCTCTGTCTAGGCCGAAGCGTGGTAGCCGGTCGCAATCCCCGGCAGCTGCCCACCAACGGGGAAGTGATGAAATGGTAGCCATGCCCAACACGGGTGCTGTGTAGAGACGCGTCGATACACAGCAATTGCTGGTTCAAGTCCAGTCTTCCCCACCAATTCAAAAGGAGAACAAGATGGGCCTTGATATGGAGGCGTACAAAGTCAAACCGGTTTTCATGGTTGATGAAGATCAACAAATCAATCTGGAATTTCTCAATGGAATGCCGGAGGGGTCTGTCGTCGAGATCGCCTACTGGCGCAAATTCCATCACCTCCACGGATGGATGGAACGGTTGTACCGCCAGAAAGGCGGCGACGGAGAATTCAACTGCAATAGCGTTCGTCTCATGCCCGCCGACTTGCTGCAGCTTGCCCTCGACGCCGAGACCGGTCTTGGCCCGACGGCTGGTTTCTTTTTCGGCAGCATGGAATGGGACCAAGGATGCAAAAACAACGTGCTCGACTTTTGTGTACTGGCCAACCAAGCAATCACCGACGGTTACGTCGTGTTCTACGACAGCTGGTGGTGATCATGCGCCGCGGCCCTTCCAAGAAAGTGAAGCTCACCCTTGGGACAATCATCGAAGCCGGTCGCGAAAACCGTCTCTGCATAGCGGCTTGCGAAGATCGTAAAACTGGCAAGCCGGCATACGTGCTGTGCGAGGCATATGTCGAGCATGGCGCCGTGCAGTACAACCCGGTCGCTCGATTGTTCGCTGGCAATCCATACAACGAAGTCACTCCCCCGGGCCTCGCTGCGGACAAGCAAATATGAGCGAAGTCACGGAAATATGGAAGGACTGGAAAAAGATGAAACAAAGCGCAGCCACTCAACGGCGTGGCAATGCTCCACGACTTCTGCACAACGCCAAAATCTCTTTCACTGAGCACAATAACGGCGCTCATTTAATTCTCGATACTCGGCTTGGTTTTGTTGATTTTTGGCCGGGTACAGGGAAATGGAAAACACGCGAGACTTCGTCACGAACGGGGTATGGCTTACCGAATTTATTCGAGCTGCTCGAATGATCGCCCGCTGTTTCGCTCAAAACCGTTCCAAGAAACGCTGCTCCAAGGATGCAACCCATGAGTTCCAAGGCTGTCCAGTCTGTTCCCTCCACGCAAGCGCCGCCACCTTTGTTCGCGCACCAGAAACAAACTCGACTCGCGCTCAAAAAGAGCGAGATCGTCTTCGATACCTCCGACCCGGGGACTGGCAAAACAAGGCCTGAAGTCGAAGACTTCGCCGAACGTCGGCGCAAGAAAGGCAAGTGTATGCTGGTGCTTGCCACCAAGTCATTGCTCGACGCGGCGTGGTATCAAGACTTTCGCAAGTTCGCACCTGACATGGATGTCAGTCTTGCCTTCGCCGCCAACCGCGAGAAGGCTTTTGCAGCCCCGGCAGATGTCTACGTGACCAACCACGACGCGGCGAAGTGGCTGGCAGCCAAGCCTAAGTCCTTCTTTGCCAAGTTCGACACGATCGTTATCGACGAGTCGGTAGCGTTCAAGCATCATACGTCACAGCGTTCGCGCGCTGTAGCCAAGATCATGCCATATTTCAAATATCGCCGGCTGCTGACAGGTACCCCGAACAGCAACGGCGTATGCGATATCTGGCATCAGGTTTATCTACTTGACGGTGGCAAGCGTCTCGGTGATTCCTTTTTCAAGTTTCGCTCAGCCGCGTGCACGCCGAAACAGGTCGGTCGCGACAAGAACATGATTGCGTGGGTCGATCGACCGGGCATCGAAATCACGGTCGCTACACTGATTCGCGATATCACGGTGCGTCACCGGTTTGAAGACTGTGTCGACATCCCGACGAACCATCAGTACGCCCTGCCCTTCAAGCTTGGTAAGAAGCATATGGCCGCCTACGAGGACATGGCGAACTATCAGATCCTTCAGCTCAAGAAGTCTTCCATCACGGCGGTCAACGGCGCGGTCGTCGCCGGTAAGCTACTGCAGATTGCGTCAGGCGCAGCTTACAACGACGACGGCGAGTATTCCCTATTGGCATCCGAGCGGTACGAACTGGTGCTCGATCTTGTCGAAGAGCGTGCGCATTCAATTGTCTTTTTCCAATGGAAGCATCAACGTGAAGAACTCATCAAGGAAGCAACTAAGCGCCGTATTCAGTTTACTGTATTCGACGGCGCAACGGCGGACAGTGAGCGCGCCAAAATCGTTAAGGACTACCAAGCGGGGAGATATCAAGTTCTCTTTGCACACCCACAATCTGCAGGACATGGTCTCACTCTTACTAAAGGCACGGCGACTATTTGGGCCAGTCCGACCTACAACTTGGAGCATTTCCTTCAAGGACTTAAACGAGTCCACCGTATTGGTCAAATTGAAAAGACCGAGACCATTGTTATCGTTGCCGAAGGAACCCTCGACGAAGTAGTGTGGGACGCGCTCCAAAACAAGAGCGTCAAAATGACTGAACTTTTGGAAGGATTGATGTAAATCCTGATGATCTCTGATCGATTTCGCCGCCCGCAGTCTGATACTTTTGGAGCGTGCTACGGGAAACAGCGCAAGCGGGTGGCACCCCCATTTACCAAGGAGAAATAAGATGAAGAGTTTTACCGTTGAAAACGGCATTGCCACGTTCAAAGCTCTGCCGCATCCGTTGCCGATCCAAACGCAGGAGTTGTTGAAGGCTTCTGGCGCCCATCTCGCAGTACTTAACGGGGCGATCGAAAAGGCCACTTCCAAGGCAGCCAAGAAGAAAGCGGTGGAAGAATACAACGCTGCTTTCCTCGACTTCGAGCAGCAGGAAGAACAGCTGCGTACCATGCTCGGTGTCGTTGTTTCCCGTCCGGTCATCCGGTCGATTCAGGTCATCTAGTACCGAACCCGCGCCGCCTGAAACTTAATTATTCGCACGGCGGTGCGGCTTTTGTTTTCGAGAACAGGAGGGCGCGGGCCATGAATGAGTTGCAACTTTTCTTCGAGATAGCAGACGGTGTGTTTTGTCTTGCTTTCCTCGGCAGCATTTGCTGGTTAATGACAATAAAGGTTTGAAATGAAATACAACTTCGATGAACTCGTAACGATCGACTACGAGACGTTCTACAGCAGTACGTACAGCCTGCGTTCCAAGATCTATAACACTTCTTCCTATATCACTGACCCACAGTTTCAAATCCATTGCTGCGCGATCAAGATGGGCAAAAAGAAATCCAAGTGCTATTGGGGTCAGGAAGCTGTTACGGCCGCGCTCAAGGCGATTGACTGGTCGAAGCACGATCTGCTGGCTCACAACAATTTCTTCGACGGGTTCATCTCGTCGTATCACCTCGGGATTCGCCCTCGGCGCCGATTTTGTACGGTGCAGATGACTCGCGGCTTGCACTCGGACATGTCCAAGGCCAGCCTGCAGGCCATCTGCGACTTCTACGGTATTCCCGGCAAGACCGAAGGACTGAATGATGTCAAGGGCCTGCGCACCGAACAGATCACCGGCGACAAAAAGAAGAACCTCATGTCGTACTGCAACAACGACAACGAGAAGTGCTTCGAGGTGTTCAAGAAGCAGATGGAGGTCTTCCCTGAGCGCGAGATCAAGTTGATCGACATCACGCTGTCGATGTTCTGTGACCCGGTCTTTGAACTCGATACCGCGCGCGCCGAGGCATCGCTCAATTACGAGATGAACGAGCGCCTCAAGTTCATTGCGATTTCCGGTTTCGACGAAAAGACGTTGAAGAGCACCGACAAATTTGTCGCTGCACTGGAGTCCCTTGGCGTCGAAGCACCGAAAAAAGTCAGCAAGTACAACGGCGAGATCTCCTATGCGCTGGCCGAGACGGACCCGGAATTTATTGCTCTGCAAGAGCATGACGATCCTCGGGTTGTCCGGCTGGTGCAAGGGCGTCTTGCTGCCAAGTCGACTATGATGGAGACCCGAGCATGGCGATTGATTCAGATGATGCAATCCTGTGGTTCATTGCCTGTTCTCCTGAATTACTACGGGGCGAAGACGGGCCGGTGGAGCGGTGGGAACAAAGTGAATTTCCAGAACATGCCGACCTCGACCAAGGATTATCCGATGGCCGGCGAACTACGGAAATCGATCCTTGCCCCTAAATGGCACGTGATCATTGCGCCGGACTCGGCACAGATCGAGGCCCGGGTACTGGCATGGATTGCTGGCCATGAAGAATTGCTCGACCGCTTCCGTAACAAGGAAGACGTCTATAAGTTCATGGCCTCATTGATTTACAACGTGCCGGTGTCGGAAGTCGATGACGAGCAGCGTTTCATCGGCAAGATTGCTGTGCTGGGCCTCGGCTACAGCATGGGCGCCAAGCGTTTCCAGACTACTCTTGCGTTGGGTGTCATGGGGCCGCCGGTATCGCTGTCAATGGTCGAATGCACGAAGATCGTCAAGATGTATCGGAAGATCAACAAGGCCATCGTCGACTTTTGGAGCGGATGTGAAGACGTACTTGAAGCGATGTGCCAAGGCAAGGCAGGTACCTTCGGAAATAACGGCTTGCTGGAATATGACGGCACAGACATTTGGCTGCCGAATGGCATGGGGCTGCATTACCCGGGCCTGAAGATGACATGGGACGCAGAGCGCAACCGGCGTTCAGGGTTCTCTTACATGTCAGCTGGCGTCAAGAAGCATATCTATGGCGGGCTGCTTGCTGAGAACATCGTGCAGGCTCTGGCCGGCGTAGTGATCCGGGAAGAAATGACCGAGGTGCACGATTACTACGCGAAGCTCAAGCTACGCAAAGGCGAAGTCGCCAAAATCGCTACCATGACGCATGACGAAATTGTCAGCGTGGTGCCGGAACGCATCGCCAAGAAGTGTCTGGATGCCAATCTCAAAATCATGCGAACACCTCCTGCATGGGCGCCAGACATGCCCATCTGGGCAGCGGCTGAAGCCGGGTGGGCACCCAACTATTCTGTTTAGAAATTGCACACACTCTGTCAGAGCTGTGATACACTTTGTTTTCATCGGAGGCACACATGGCAATTGCCAAATCGAAGTCTGCAGTAACCCTCGGCGCAATGATTGATCAGGCATACCAGCTGCGTGAACAACGCCGTCAGCTGGCAGCCGAGGACAAGCTGATCAAGGCCGATCTCGATGATCTGGAACTCAAGATCATCGCCAAACTCGACGCCGAAGGCACCGATCGCGGGGCCAGCAAAACGGCCTCGGTCTCCATCATCGAATCTGAAGAACCGCAAGTGGTCGACTGGGACGCGTTCTGTGCCTTTGCCAAGCGCACCGGCAACATGCACTTGTTCCAACGACGCGTCTCTGCTCCGGCATGGCGCGAACTTCGCGGTCTGAAGAAGTCTGAAGTACCCGGTTTGGAGGTCTTCAAGAAGCGCAGCCTCAACCTGCGTGTTGTTTCCAAATAATCTCAATCTCTGAAAGGAGAACAGCATGGCCGCTAAGCCCAAAGCAGGAACCGCAGTAGCCGTTGCCCGTGCGAAAGTGAACCTTCCGGCTCACCTTCAAACCGGTGGCGACGAAGTTGCGGCGTTTCAACAGCGTCTCTCCGCCCCGACGGGCAACAAGATCAGCGTCACGCAGGACAAGAAGTTCTCCATGCCGCCGACCGATGCTTTCCCCGCCGGCGCCAAGATGGAAGTCATCCACGGCGTGATCGTTGACTTCATTGCCAAGAAGAACTGGTATGAGGGGGCGTTCAACCGCGATAACATCGTGCCGCCGAACTGCTTCGCGCTGGATTTTGTCACGCATGACTCCCTGATCCCGTCCGAAAATTCGCCGGACGTGCAAGGGGAAACTTGCAAGACCTGCGCGATGAATCAGTGGGAGCCGGTGGCCCCCGGTTCGCAAAAGAAGAAGAAGGCTTGTCAGGACAAGTACGTTCTGGCACTCCTCGCTCCGGATGCCGCCGAGGGCGCACCGCTGATCACGCTGGAACTGTCGGCGACGGCCATCAAGGCATTCGACAAGTACGTGCGTGATCTGGCCAATGACTACGGTCTGGCCCCTTACGCATTCGTCACCGAATTCTCGTTCGATCCGAATTCGGAATGGGCGAGCGTTCGCTGTGGCAATCCGGCCCCGGTCAACAAGGCTTTGTACGAACTGGCAAAAAGCAAGCGCGAGGAAGCCGTTACGGTTCTCCGTGTCGAGCCGCAAACCAGCGAGTTCGAAGAAAAGGTGGTCGCGGCTCGTCTGCCTGCACCGAAAGCGCGTGCTGCCGGCAAGCCGGCCGCTAAGCGCTGATGTTCTGCGGATCGTGGCGCACTAACCGTGCGCTCGATTCGTACCGTTCGCTCCTCGGCGTCGTCGAGGA